GAGAGCAAACCATGCCATCTTTCGTTGTGCATCTCGCATTGCATCTGCATCTTCTAATTCTTTTCTTTTAAATTCCATATCCATCTCATATTCCTCTAAAGAAATATGTCCATCTCCATTTGTATCTTTCTCTGCAATCTTTGGGTCTACAGTCTTTGTTACTTCAGCCATAGTTCTCTCTCCCTATTACTATCTATTTTGTTTTTTATGTTCTTCTTCTTCATCTTTAATAAACTGTAAAAGTAAATTAATGTAAATCTCTCTTTCCCAAGGCATCATATTATCAAGTTCTGTTAAACTATATTTATGATGTTGCATCATTGCAAAGTTAGTTTTATAATAATTAAACAGACTATCGTTAGATAGTCCTATTCTAAAAAAGATTCAAGGCCCTCCAATACCACCTCATTCATCGCTTGTGTTTTAGGATTAACAAATGTCAAAGTGTGTCTTATTTTAGGCATTGTGTTAAAAAACTCCATAACTTTTTCAAATTGTTCTGTAGTAAGTTGGTCAATAAATTCACTAATATCTTTATCAGACAAGTCAACTCTATTATAAACATCATCTCCATAATGAATAGAATCAATACAATTGGTTAATATATGAAATACTTTATTTGTTTCATTCTCATCAGCTGCAAGACCTAACATATCTTTCATATATGGATATCTAAAATGTATTGTTACTTCTTCATTTACTTTTATTTCATTAGTATGATTATCAGTCATAGTCACATTAACTTCTTCAAGGTTTAATTCATAAGGAACTTGAGTTACTTCATCATCTGGACAAGTTAAATTTAGTGTAACCTTTTCTCCTATAGATTTTCCTCTAACTCTTAAAAAAATATATTCTACATCAAACATAGGAGAATTAGTAGCATCTACTGCTCCAAATGTACAATCAGAAACCAATCCTGTCATAGCATTATTTAATTCTTTGTCATCTTTACCCTCTTGGGCCATCATAAGAATTTTTTGTTCTTTTACTAGAAATGGTCTGTATTTAATTTTTTCGCCAGTAGAGGGTAGTTCCAACTCATAAGTTGGAGTATTTAGTTTTGGTAAAGCCATAATATTTCATCCTTTATAGTCTTCTAAGTACACTTGGTATATTTGCAGTAATTCTTCTTGTTACTGTATTTACTGCTGATTCTGCAATTCGTGTCAATAGTGGTTTCGGTAATTTTGCTTCGTCTGTTAAGTTTTGCCAATAACGATATTTAAAGTTAACACCTATAGTTTGATATGATGTGTTTTCTGCATAACTTAATGCTTGTTGGTCTATACTTACTGGAAATGCTTCTATAAGTTTTACACCATAAGTTCTGTTGTCTTGTTCATCTAGTGCATGAATATCTACTGAACCGACATAATCATTGTAGTAACCTATTGCAAACGTCTGTGGATTAAAACTTAATCTCTGCCATGATTCAAAATATTTCTTTTCTCTCATATCAGTAGAACATTGAAATGTTGCAGCTATATCTCCAAAACTATAACCAGTAACGATACTTCTTATTGGGCCATAAATATTAGTATCCTCTGTAGTATCCATGTTCCTGCCTGGAAAAGATATAGATTCACATTTTAGTCCAGTTGCACGAACTGTTCCATCTCCTAATGCTTCTCCCATAATTTTCGTAAATACGTTAGAACCTAATCCAGTAGAACCACCAGTTCCAGTTGGTGGATATAGAGTAACTTCATATCTATGTGGTCTAGATATTCCATCTTTACCACGAATTTCTCCTAGAACTTCATTTAAAGCACCAAATGCTACTGCATCTACTAATCCACCGAAACCTGTTGCCATTAGATCATCTTCCTACTGTCTGCATAAACCTCTGATGCACTTGCTTTCTTAAATCTCTGAACTGGTAATAAAGCTGCAACTGTAAACTCATCTGCATCTATTCTACGAAACTGTGTCTTAACTCTACCAGCAAGATATCGTTTAAGTGTGGGTTTAATTATGTTGAACTTTTTAAGTTTACTGTAATCAACTGCAAGTCTTGTACTCTCATCAAACTTAGTATTATTACTGAAATCAACAACTGTGTCTAACAATTTAAGTCTTAGTGTCATAGGTAGATAGTGAAAGTTAATTCCTAAGAAACCATCTGCATATGGTTCTAGTGGTAATACTAAAGGAAAAGTATCATAGTATGGTAATTTCTTTTTTAGTTTAGGGTCATAGAAAAACATATTCAATCGACCATAGAAAGGTTTATTGTTTCTCTTTCCATCTCGTATTAAATCCATTGCACCAGGCTTACCAAATTCTTTAATCTTATCACGATACCATTCTGTAGATTTTGGTCTACCTTTTGCAGCTTTTACAACTGATTGTATAAATTTACTCTGTGCCATACTTCTATTTATACTTTATATTCAGATGGTCTTCAGTAAGAATTTTAAATTCCATACCATGATCTAAACAAAACTCGTTTGCAGATTTCCACTTAGCTTCATTGACTGTCCATGTCTTAACGGAACTTAACCATTGTCTAGTTTTTCTCTTAGGATTTGCATCTGGTGGTTTACATTGATACTTTGGTTTGACTTCTATAATAAACTTTTTAGTAGAACCATCTGCTTGTTTGACTTTCATATAGAAGTCTGGAAAGTATCTATGTAGTTTATTATCCCAAGGCGATACATAAGGTATGATGATTTCTTCTGAACCCCATTCTAATACTTTTTCATTCTTATCACAATATACCATAAGTTTACGTTCCCAGAGTGAACGATATATCACTTTAGTTGGATTACCCTTATATTTTTTAGGGTTACTAGGAATGTATTTACCACTATATGCCATGTTAATCTTTATAAATAGAAGTTATAGGAGTATTTATACATGGCATTCAATCCGTTAAGAGGTGCGGCTCAAGGTATAGCTGGTAGAGCACTTAAAAGAGTAGCAGGAAATATTAAAGGTGGTTTACTAGGTGTCGCTGGTAAAGGTTCAAACCTATCAGATTTTGCTAGTTTATCTCAAACTAAATATAGTACTAAAAACTATTCATTTCCACTTGACGTAGAAGGCCCGCCTGGAACTGGTAATCAAGGTCACTATGTAATATTCTATGTCAACCAACAAACAAATGCAAAACTAACCTTTGGAGAAGCTGAAACTTCTGAAGGTAAAAAGAATTTAGAAAAAGGTGCCAGACAACATAAAATAAATGTAGCAAAAGATGATGCAAATTCATCAGCAAAAAAAGCAAAACAACAAAATATTATGGTTGGTGGATTAGATGACTCAAATGTTGCTGGTCAAAAACAAAGAGAACAAGATGCACTCACAGAAAAGTATAAAAGGGCGTCTACTGTTCTAGTAAAAAGACCACCAACAGTAAGAATGGATACTGCAATCACACTTTATATGCCACCATCTGTACAAGTATCATACAATGCAAACTATACAGATACCGAAATAGGTGCAGCTGCAGCTACAGGAGCTCAAGCATTCCAAGATATTGTTGGAGGAGCAGCTGTAGGAGATACAGTCAATAAAGCACTTAAAGGTCTTGGGCCTGAAATTGGTGATGGTATGATAAGAAAAGCACTTGGTGCAATAGATATGATACCAGGCCTTGAGGGTGCAATGGAAGTAGTAGAGATGCAAAGAGGTTTTATCAAAACACCTCGAATGGAACTAGCATTTAAAGGTATTCCAAAAAGGTCATTTCAGTATGACTTTAAAATGATACCAAAAAGTGCAGCTGAGGCAGAAGAAATACAAAAGATTATAAAAGGTTTTAAATTAAATATGTTACCAGAAATGGTATCTGGTGTGGCAAATAGATTAACAATGCCTAATACATTCGATATATCTTATATGTACAATGGTGCAGAAAATCAATATCTACATAAAATTTCAACTTGTGTTTTAGAAACTATGGCTGTAACTTATGGTGGAGATAGATATAAAACATTTGAGGCAAGTGGTAATGGAGCTCCTCCAGTTGAAGTTGGAATAACTCTTGGATTTAAAGAGATGGATTTAATTACCAGAGAAAAAGCAAACGAGGGATTTTAATCATGTATTTTAAGAATATACCAACAATTATATATGATTCTGTAGGTAACGGCGAATTTAAAGATGTCAAGAATCTACTTAGACGAGTAGCAATTCGTGCAAAGGTAAAAACTAATACACTTCTTTATGATACATATGATGTCAAAGAGGGTGAAACTCCAGAATCTATTGCAGATAGAATGTATGATGACCCAGAGTTGCATTGGATTGTGTTATTAGTAAATGATATCACAGATAGATATCATCAATGGCCTATGAACTTTTCACAATTTAATCAATTTATTGCAGATAAGTATGATGACGTAGATGGTACACATCATTACGAACTTGCTCAATCATCTGGAAACACAACTACCAAAATAGAGGTTTATAATAACTCTGCATTGTATAGTGGTGACCAAGATTACTATGGTACATCAACTGTAATAACAAACAGAGAGTATGAAGAAGCACAACAAGATATTAAAAGAAAAATAAGATTACTAGACCCACGATATGTTCAACAATTTACTGAAGAATATGAAACACTAATGAAAGAATCAATTATCTAATGGCAACTGGAATTAATTTTGCTGGTGAGTATCAACTAAAGGAGTTGTTAGTTTACACTTCCTCTGGTAATGTGTTAAATCTCACAAAGGCAGTTCAAAATATAGAAATTTTTGAAGATATGTTTTCAACAGCATTGTCTGGAACTTTACTTATATTAGATGTAGATAATATTGGAGAGAATGGGCCTGTAATCGGTCAAGAATATATGACTATGAAGATTACAACTCCTACACTAGACGATCAAGAAATAGACATTACTCAATCATCATTTGCAATATACAAAGTTACTATGAAAGAATCTATAAGTCAAGATACACAAATGTTAGCTCTTAGTTTTGCCTCTCCAGAATTATTAAGAGATAAAAGAGTACGAGTGTCTAAGAGTTTTACAGACCCAATTGATAAAATAGTAGAAAGTGTTCTTACTGATGAACGATATATAAACACAAATAAAAATATATACATTGAACCAACAGCTGGGATTAGAAAAGTAGTTTGTCCTAATTTACACCCATATGCATTTATTAGTAATCTTACACAAGAGGCAGTTACTTCTAAAAGTGCATCTCCACACTTTTTCTTTTTTGAGAATTTAAAAGGAATACATTTTAAGAGTCTTGATAGAATATTAGCAGAAGATTCTATTGGAACTTTTAATGTTGGTAATCTCACAAATCTTGAGAATAAATCAGTCAATACAGAAAAAGATTTAAACAGAGCTCTAGACTTTCAAATTAATTCAAATAATGATATGTTATTGAACATTCAAGGTGGAATGTTAGGTTCTTCAATTATCAAATATAATATATATAATAAGAGTTTTGAAAAACTACGATATAACTATTTCAATGACTTTGAGAAGTTTGATAGGATAGATGAAAACCCACTATACAACACAAACGAGATTGATGAGTTTGGTAATAATATAGGTAGTTTTGGAGATGCAAGAATACATTTACACCCAATTAATGCAAGTGGAGATTTAGATACCTCACAAACAAATCCAACATCATCATACAGTTATTCACCAAATAAACTTAACGAATCAATACTTTTCAGAAGAGCAAAGATTATGGAACTAAACAATGCAGTTAGTATAACTATGAAGATTAATGGTAATACTACAATTGCAGCTGGACAGACTATGAATCTTAATGTGCCTGTGTCTGGTAGAATACATGAAAAAGAAAATGATGAATACTATTCTGGTAGATATCTAATTACTAAAGTAAGACATACATTTAGTCAAACAGACAAAAAACACGAGATACTTTTAACTGCATCAAAAGATTCTTTTGGTAAAGAGTTGCCACTAGGAAAAAGTGCAGTAGAACCTAAAGGTTCTGACGGACAGATTTTTAATTTAACTTACTAAAAGAAAGGAGACTCTATAGACTACATTATGATAATCAAATTTACATAGGAGGCCTAAATGCCAAAACAAACTACTAAACTCAAACTAAGGAAAATGAATACCTTTATTAACAGAGATAGACAGATTGAACCAATGACTGAAACTGATAAATACATACTAGAAACTATAGAGAGAATAAAAAATGAAAACATTCCAAGATTTACAAGAGGGAGTCTACGACCCCAACATACTTAAAGCGTTTTTCCTTGCAGGCGGGCCTGGTAGTGGTAAGTCTTACGTTGTAAAACGAGGCACAGGCGGTCTTGGTCTAAAGATTGTTAATTCAGATGATGTCTTTGAGAAGTATCTTAAAGACGCTGGATTATCAATGAAAATGCCTAAGAGTGAAGAAGAACCTAGAGATAAGTTACGAGATAAAGCAAAATCTGTAACTAAGTCAAGAATGGGTAATTATGTAGATGGTAGACTTGGACTTATAATTGATGGTACTGGAAAAGAGTATGATAAGATTGCAAAACAAGCAACACAGTTAAAACAACTTGGATATGATGTACATATGATATTTGTAAACACTTCTCTTGAAACTGCACAAGAACGTAATCTAAAACGTAAACGTACACTAAAAACAGAT